TATGATTTCAGAGTATTCACCTTTAGCCACCCCCAATTCAACTCCAACTTTGTAATTTAACTCATGGAATAGGTCAGCAAGGTCAAGACTGTCCATATCAGGAATCTCAATAATATGCTGCCTTCCTTTATCTATCTTGTATTTGTCTATTATGTATTTGTATTCGTTCATTTTACAAAAAACCAACTAGAGTCATTTGCCTTAATCATCCAAAAGAATTTATCTATTTTGTTCTCTGCCATGTATTGATCTAGTGCTTTACCCACTCCAGGATTAGGATTCTTGTATTTTCTGCTTCTTGCTTTGTAATCGTGTCCGCTAACGATTCCACCTTTCCTAACTATCTTTGACCATGCCCTAACATCCTCTAAAACATACTCGTATCTATGGTTTCCATCTATATAAACAAAGTCTAGGCTTTCAGGTTTAAAGTCTTTTATTGCGTTCATACTGGATTTTTTAATTATTTCACAATTGTAAGGTTCTAATAGTCTTACTGTATGGCTATAATTCATGTTTATCCTTCTTACATCTTTGATATCATCATATTGGTTATATACCTTCCAGGGATCTATGCAGTAGAGTTTTACTCCAGGATTTGCTTCAGAAAGGATTTGTGAGTACATTCCACGATCTACACCAATTTCAGCTCCTGTTTTAAACCCTAACTCATGAAATAGTTTAGCCAATTCAGTTCTTCTATAAGGCCACTTAATAGGGGACTCAGCATTGGGATCAATGTTATACTTTTTTAAGATGTAATCTAGTGTATTCATTTCCAAAAATCTTTTAAGTCAACTAAATTTGATATTACAGTAGATCTGTTTTTGTCGCCAGTCCAATCAATTTTATATTTAAAGTAAGGGTATATCTTGTCATAATGAGTAACTCTATGGTTACTTGGATTAGAATCATGGATAACAATATATTTCGCTAAGTCTTTTAACCTCATGGCTTCTTCTGATCTGCTTACATCTGGTGTTTGATCTATTAAAACAACGTCCCATTCCTTTTGGATTGGGGCATCTGAATACTTTTCAATGAAATTGATTTGATGGTTTTTATTAGAAGTCCAGTATTTCAACATAAAATCATACCATTCACGATAATTCTCGTAGCTTACTAGAAGGCGATCTGCGAGCATACATTGATATCGGAGATATGGTGTACTAAAAACACCTGTTCCAAGCTCTAGAATGTCCCCTGTGGTCTTAGACAACGCCTTTATAAGGCATGGTAGGTGTGTGCCATAGGCTAAAGATATGTTCATTTGTTTTGCCATTATTTATAGAATGTTTGATAAACCCATTTTTCTCTAATTCTTATTCTTCTTTCGAGTTTGCTTCCGATATCAAATGAGTAATTCAACCCTCTTTGAGAAGCTCCTAAATTGAACCTTTTTTTGCTTCTTATTAAGTTTTTGCTGAAATCTTCACCTGCTAGTGTAAGTGCCTTTATAAGATCTTCTCTTAGACTTTCCTGTTTTCCTACAAAATCTAGGTCATTTCCATCTTTTCCTAGATAACATTGGTAGAGAATTGTTACAAAATTAGGAAACATTGTTAAAGAATTCTTTATAAACTTCTCAAAATCTGGATCCCATGCAAAATCTAAAGGAAAACCCGGCCTCCAGTTATTGTTATTCCTATTTGCCCTTTCACGAAAAGCCCAAAAAGACTTATACCAACTAAAGGGTTCTCTGACAAAAGCAAAAGAAAATAGGTTTCTGTCCTCTTTACTTACTTCCCATTGAGTTCTATGCTCTCTTTTAAGCTGTAAAACATGAGCCAAAAAGAATCTCCAATACTCTGTTTCATTTTTTTCTACTTCATAATCACCTCTACTTCTACCATAACTGCCTTCAATGTTAGTTAAAGCCTGTCTAGTGGCATTTTTTACAAATGTCCCACCAGTTCTAGGAATATGATAAAAAATTGATTTATTAGTTCTAAATGACATTTTCAGCCCTCCATTGATATAAAAGATCCTTCCAGTCATCAGGCCATGTTGGCATTGGCATAAATTTATCTACAAACCATTCAAAAGTATGCTGTTTCCCCTGGAACCATTCATCACCTACAAAGAATTTTGCTGCTAAGTCGTAACTTATTTTTTCTTGATTCCTGTCCATATGATAACCTCGTCTATTTCCTTGCTGGTGCATATGTGCATACCAAGTTTTTTTATTCACCATTACTTTACCTCCCATCAACCAGTTCTTTAGGGCAAGCCATATTGGCTCTTGTGCGTGTCCATGAGGATCAATATTGGGGAATCCTCCTAGTTGAAAGTATCGATCTCTTGTAATAAACCATCCCGATCCATGAATTTGAGGAGTTTCGTCTAGCGGTGTTTCTAGTTTATCTACTGTTCTCTCTCTCCAATGACCGCCTGCTTTAAATCTGAATCCTCTAGGATCTGTGAAGGGGCAGCAGAGGAAAAAGTAGTCATAATATTCTCCAATCCCTTTTCTTTTTTGCCATTCCCAGGTTTCACCATTTAAAACATAAAATCTAGGCATAACAAGCCAATCTTTCTTCATAGTTGCCTGTAGAATCTCATCAAAGCCTTTTCCTACTGAACAATGAGCATCTAACTTAAAAAGATATTCACCTTTTGCCATAGAAGCCATAGCATTTATGTTAGTTTTTATACCAACTAATCCAGGAAATCTAATATAGCTAAAGTTTTTTTGATCCAAACCAAAGACATCAGCTAAAGAAAAATCAAATTTGTCATCAAATCCTACAATGACTTCAAAGTCGCCTGTAGCATTTTTATAAACTGATTCCAAAGTTCTATTGAGGTTTTCTAATCTTTCACCTCTTGCCGGTATTATTACTGATACTTTAGCCATACCAACCCATCTTTCTAAGCTCCTCTTTCCAGTTTTTAGGCCAAGAGGGCATATTTGGAAACTTCTCATCTATAAACCATTCAAACTTGTGCTTCATTCCTGGTTCTCTGTCATTTAACCAATGCTCTGCACTCCATTCTGAAGCTTCTTTGGTATATTTGTTAAAACCCGGAACATTATACATTCTTCCATATCTTTTACCTTTATAAAGGTGTGCATACCAGGTTTTCTTGTTTACTACCATTCTGTTACCTCCAAGCCATGTCTTGAAGCCGATCTCTTGGGCTTCCTGAGAGAATTGGCCATAACCTTCTTCACTCATTTCACCCAAGAAATCAAAGAAATAGCTCCTGCTCATAAAATAGCAAGATCCCTGCAAACTTGGGGTATCGTCTATTTGAATTTCCTTGCGTTCTTCTCGTCTTTGTTTCCAGGGAACTCCATGCATCCCGTCATCATGGGCTTTTCCTTTTCTTGGAAAGTCTATATACATATAATCAATAGGGTATTTGTTATCTTCTCTTTCTTCTATTTTCCAGTTTTCTGCATCTAAGGCATAACGTCTTGGAATTTGTACCCAATTATCTTCATGGTTTTCTATTAAGACCTTATCAAAACCTTCATCAACCATACAATGATCATCTATTTTCATGATATGTTTTCCCTGTGCTAGTCTTGCACAAGCATTGATTCCATATCTTAATCCTCTAGGATGTGGAGGATGAATATAGTGGACTCTCTCATCATCATAAATTGTTTCAGGCCAGTTCTCATCTATATTTACAACTACTTCTATATCAGTAACTGCCTTACTTAAAATATCTTCTATTGTATTGTTTAGGAACGGACTGTTCCTGTTTGGTATTAAAACTGATAAATCCATTTAATTTTTCTCCTTATAAATTACCCAATCGTTTGATTTCAGATCTCCATCATTTACTTTCCATGTAAAGTATTGACCTTTGGTATAGATCATTAACCATCCATCTTTTAAGAGGCCATGATCTTCTTTAGGCCATTCTAGTCTAGTTACCTTTTTCCCTCTAATAATTGCTTTTATGGCTCCCGGAAAATCCATTGTAATTTTTCCTCCACCACTTTTTTTAACTTCATCTTTAATTATTGGTGTTACTGCTGGCATCTTACTCACCTTCTCTCTTTGATTGCGATTCACTTACTCTTTCGTTTTTGAGTTTCTTTATATAGTCGCTTAAAGCTATACGGATATGTTCTGCTACAGGAGTTTCATTTACATTTTTGAGGAAATCGAATTGAGCTTTGGTGATATATACACTTAATCTGTGCATACATCAATTATACATCATGTGTCAAGAGTTTACCTGAAGGCTATGTAGCAAACATCATCTGCATTGTTGTCAGTCCTCATCCATAATTTGTTGAGGTTATCTATTGGAAGCCAATCTGTTTCCTGCCCTGCATCCAGTTCGTATCCCATTGTAGTATTTGTAGTTGTTCCTGCCCTGGTCATAGAGGAGCTAGAACCAAGATATACATTCCCGGCATTATTTGATAATGCTTTTATCTTGATCATGGCACAAGGAATATCGGGCATTTGGACTGCTGCTGTGCCTCCTTGTACCTCTCCAGTTACAATTGTGCTATATGCGTTATACATTTTATGGTGGGAACGACTCTGAACTTGATGGGCTTGGACTTGCTGATGGACTCAAAGATGCTGATGGGCTGTAAGATGCACTAGCCGATGCAGATGCAGAGGCTGATGGTGATGCAGAACCTGATGGGCTAAGTGATGCACTAGGGCTAGGTGATGTTGATGCTGATGGGCTAGGTGATCTTGATTCAGATGGTGAAATTGATGCTGATGCCGATGGCGATTCAGATGCACTTGCAGATGCAGATGCAGAGGCTGAAACTGATGCCGATTCGGATGGACTGACTGATGCACTAGCACTTGCTGACTCAGATGCAGAAGGCGAAACTGAAGCACTTGCACTTGCTGATTCAGAAGCTGATGGGCTAACTGATGCAGATGCAGATGCTGATCCTGATGCAGAAGGCGAAACAGATGCTGATGCACTAGCAGATCCTGAAGCTGATGGTGAAACTGATGCACTAGCTGAGGCAGATGCAGATGGTGATGGACTTGATGATGCAGACTCAGATGCTGATGCAGATGCTGAAACTGATGCAGACTCAGATGCTGATGCTGATACTGAAGCAGAAGCAGATGCTGAGGCAGAGGCTGAAACTGATGCTGATGGTGATGCAGATGCAGATGGTGAAAGAGATGCACTTGCTGATGGTGATCCACCTTCTGTGTTTAATGCCCAAATAGCAGTAGTAGAATCCCCGATATTAGTATATACGTTAATTCCGGACTTATTTAACTGATAAAAGGTAGCACCTTGATAAAATCCTGAGTAAGCTGTGGGGACTGTTTCACCTATTGCTTCCAAGATTTCATCACCTGATGCGTGCCTTAATGTATTTTGGGGCATTACATAGGCTTCAGTTACCCATCTTAGAACAACATTGGTTCTATATGGAGCCAAAGCAGTTAAAAAGTCATTTTCTTTGTCTGACCTTTTATCACTATCAATTGCCTCAATTCGATCAATTTCGTCTTGAGTTGTTCTTGGTAAATCTTCTTTTAGTTCAAATGTTGCCATGTTATTCCTTTCGGTATTTATTTAATAATAACTCATAAGCAGCTTGTTGGGCTACTGTTCTATCAGCAGGATGCATATGAGCAATCCTTCTTAATCTTTCTATGTCTTTTTCTTTTTGTGTCATGGTATAAAAAAAAGCCTAATTCTTAAAACCTAAATGCTCGATTTTTTAGCTTTAGGCTTTAAGCTTTAGGCTTTAATAGCTTATCTGTTATTTAATTTTTAGAACTTCCAGAAACCTTCTGCTGCGAAGTTTCTGCGAGCATCGTTTACCTTTGCTCCGTACACGAATAAGTCTTTGTATGCTGCTCCGAAATCACCAATCAGATCTTCTTCAATTCTTGCATCTAATACTTTCTCTGCGAAAGTCATCCATTGTGGATGTCCTGCAAGTACATGGTATCCGTCTGTGTTATTACCACTTAGTCGGTTAGACTTAAATACCTTGAATCCTTGCAGTTCTGTAATAAATCCTCTTTTTACTAATTCTTCATAAACTGCCGGTACATGAAGGGCAATTCCTGTACCCTGAACTAAGATGGTTTCAAATTCAGGAGGGACTACTAGCCACCTGTCTGAATCTGGTACTGCGTTCAATGCATATTGTTCTGTTTTGTCTAACTTTTCTTTCAAGGCTGCGACACTTGAGAGCAAGTTAGCTGTAGTAATCGTCTTAACTGTTGCTGCTTCAATTGTATAAGTTGAACCTCCACCAATTGCTCCACCGGAGTAAGTTGAGCTTACATCATCTAAGTCATCCTCAATTGTAATTGTGGTTGGGTTGGTGTAAGTTGCTACCCTGTACCAAACTGAATGACCATCGGCTTTGAATCCTTTACCTACCATCGCTGCGGTAAAAGTAGTACCTGCTCCAGTAACTGTTCCGGCTGCATTTATAGTAACAGTTCCTGTGGTGTAATCAGTTCCATCCCTGTTTCCGGATCCTACGTCTGCGTAAAGTCCTAGAACAAAAGTTTCCATATTCTTTGCCCTCTCGTTTGCAACCTGATCAACGATGGTTGGATGAGGGTTTTTAATATAAGATAGCCATTTGTGAAGGGTCTTTTCCTTCCAGTAGAAGGATTTATACTGATCAATGGTCAAAATTGAGTTATTTTCAGTTAAGGAGTCTGCGGTAAGGGCTGCATCTGCGTAAGTTTTTTCTGAAAGCCTGTCAAAGTTAAGCATATTCAACTTTGAACCTACTGCATTGATCTCGCCTTCATAATCTCTGTTGACTATTGCATCAACTAAAGTTCGGTCATAAAGTTCTTTCATGACCTTTTGAGAGAAAGCTTCTGCTAATTTTGTTCCGTATGCTGCCATTTTATTAAGTTTGAAGATTCCTTAACCGTCCCGAAGGGTTTGGAGTAATCTGTTTTAATCTATATCAAAAAAATTTTTGTTTGTCAAGTAGGAAAACTATAAATCAGGTTCCTCAATCTTTCCTGCAATCAATAATTCTTTGTATTTTCCGTAGTCAACTTTTTTGAGTTTCATCGCTTCGTCTAGGGAGATTTTTCCTGGTTCTTTTGGTTTTTCTTCAGGGCCACCAGTTCCTGACTCGAACATATTGCCCTTGTTTTTGGGCTTTTCTGCCTTCTTTTCTTCTAAGTCATGTAAAAATGCCGGGACTAAAATTCTAAAAGGTATGCTGGTATTTTCTACATCTGTTGCGTAAATTGAGAATTCATCCATTTTTCCTTCTAACTCAGGATGTTTTACCAAAGACTCTGGATCTTCTGCAAAATTTTTAACCTCCTCATCCCATTTTTCTATTTCCTTTGTTTCTTCTCTAGCTTTTGCTAAGTTTTCTCTGAATCTTTTTCCAATTTCACTTTCTTTAGCAAGTTTCTTTACTGGATCATCCATTAAGTCCCAATCAGGATACATCCTTGCCATTTCATCATCTGTTGGTTCTTTAATGTCGCCTGCTTTGTCAATGGCTTCGTTAATTTTTTTGTTCTTGGTTGCTATCTTTTGAGCTTCTCTTGTAGATTCTGAGAATTTTACTTTGTAGTCTATTTTTGCTTTTGGTTCTACCTTTTTGGGCTTCTTTTTGGGCTTTTTTTCTTCCTTTTCTTCCGGTTTTTCTTCAATAACTTCTTCAGCTTTTTCTTTTACTTCCTCCTCCTCTTTTTCCATATCCTTCTCAACTTCTTCTGCTACTTCTTCTGGAGATTTTTCTTTGGTTTTACTTTCTTTTTCTTTTTTTGGTTTTGGCATAGTAAGCTTGTACTTGCTTTTTTGTATATTTTCTGCCTTTGTGGTAATAATATCTGCCTCTTTTAATAAATGGCATTATTCTTTTTTAACCTCTTTAACTTCCTTTTTCAAAATCTCTTTAAATTTTTCCTTGTCATCTAAGGTAAGATAAGACCTTCGTGCAAGAATGAACCTTTTTTGTTCATCACTCATGTCTTTTGGGGAGATTCCTCTGAGGTATTCTAGGCGTTTTTTGGATAATTCGTCCATTTGTTACTATTTTAATACTTTTTTTTGACCTGTCAAGTTCTTATGCCTGCTAAAGCACTTTCCAGTTGCTGTTTTGCCTTCTCCGGAGAAGTCAAGAAAGCTTCTAGTATCAGGTAGTTTCGGATTCTTGCTTTTAAGAGGACGTTTTTATCGTTTCTTACTTTGAAAAATAGTATTTTCTTGTATTCAGGTTCTTGGGCTAGTTCAGTTTCTACTGATCTTTTCATGGAGTCTATGTGTTCTTTGATACTTTGAACTGTAACTACATTCTTTTCTATGGCTTCTAACCAATTATTTAAGGTATCTCTTTCAAGTTCGTTCAAATCTTCATATTTTAGGTCATACTTTTCAAGAAGTTTGTCAAGCATATTACTATTGTAACAAAGTATCTTTTAAAGTCAAGAATCTGAAAAACAAAAAATCAATACTTATATAATAGTGATTATTTGACTTTCAATATATAGTGAGTTGGAGTGGGGGGGTTTATTGTTGTGGTTGTATAGGCTCTAAGTTTGGCTGTGGTTGCTGATTTGGTTGCCCCATTCCTGGTTGGGGTTGCTGTAAACCTGCATTTGCAAACATTTCTGCTTTTCTTTCTTCTTCTTCCATTACTTCGTTAATTTCCTCTGGTGATAATTTTGCAAATTCCAGGAGTTTTCTTTTGTAGATTTCAAGTAATTTAGTGTTTCCTGGGATGTTAGTTACTACTGCATTGAATTTTTGCAGTTCTTCGGTGTCTTGTGCTTGTTTTTCGTCCTGACTCCATACCTTTTCCTGATAACCTGACTTGCTCATCCAGTCATTAGGGCCGATTTCCCTTTCAAAGACTTTATCGGTGTTTCTGCCTTTCTTGTAAATCTTTACTGCGTCTAGTTTATCTGATCCTGCTTCTATCAGTTTAAGGAATTTTTTGCCTCTTTGTTGCCATGCAGGGGTATAAAACTTACTCATTCCTTTAACTCGTTCTTTTGCTTCTCCTAGAGCTAATTCTACCTCTCCTAAAGTGATTTGGCGTTCTGCGATATTGCCTTGTTGGGTAGGCGTTGCCCCTGTTGCTTTTTCTGCAAGGTTAATTACAAACTGCATTTCGTCTAAAGATTCACTTAAATCAGGAATATCAACCCTTTTAATCATTTTGTTGGGATCACCAGGTATTTTATACCATCCCCAGGGTTGAGGATTGAAAGTTTGAGGGGCAAATTCTCCTGCTATTGATCCGTCATAGTAATTCATACCAAAGTTTCTGAGAGTTCTGTTTTCTACTAATTGTGAAAACCAAGCATTTAAGACTTTGTTAGGAGTTCTTATGATATCGGCTATCCCATCACTCCAAAAATCTTGCCTATCTACGTCATCAGCCCATGTATTATATGGAAAATGGGTTTTCCAGTAGTCATCTTTGGTTTTTCCGATAACTTCGTCTAAGGGATCATCTCTTAAAAGCGACATATCGTCTGCTGTAACCCTTAAAAACAGTTCTTCATCTCCTCTTTCGTCATCATATACAAAGTTTAGGGTTAATTCTACATAAGTTTCACCTAAAACAGGGTCTATAACGTCCTCTAGCCCCATATCTATCATTCTTTGGTTCTTTTCTGTGAGCATATCTTCATTTTGTTTAGACTTTAGAAGCCCTGAAGTTGACTTATGGAAGTCTTTAAGCTTCTTTATAGCTTCTTTGTTGTAGTTTTCGTTGTTCTCAATCACTTTTAAAGGCACAAATATATGGGGATGTATCAAAAACCTTGATGTATCTAGGTCTGTAGGGTCTAAATAGCGGTCAACTAAGATGTCCTGGGGGTCTTGTATGGTGAATTTTACCATTCCATCAGCTATTTGCATTTGGTCAAAAGACCTTCCAAACATAAAAACCTGCCTTTTATCAACTATGTCTTTTACTGATAGATTGTTTTTATCAACTGTCCAGTTCCAGTATTCATTTTGGAATACTTCCTTTTCTTTGTCGTTGTCTAAGTTCTCAAAGTATATTACTGGCATATCGTCAACATCTTTTAGAAGGGTTCTTATAACTTGTTTCATTAAGGGGATATTTACAGATTGCCTTTGAGTAAGCCTGTTTATAGTTACTTTGTCCCTGTAGAGGGTATAGTTCTCTCTCCAGTCATTCTGTCGCCTTTCCCGATACTTATAACCTGAGTCTTTACTTAGTCTAAGTTTTTCTATTTTTTCGTCCATGTTTATATATTAAATCATCCTTGTAATTAAAGGCAACTATATATGTAATTCATCCCAATAGGGTTTGACTCCTCCTTGTGGGGCTGGTGTCCACTCTACCTTTTCGCCACTTGAGAAGGCATATCTTATTGCGTCCATAGCGTGATTCCATACGTCAATAGGGACGTTGATTATGTTTCCGTCCTTATCTTCTTGCCATATATAGTTGCGGTATTCCCTTAATATATTGAGGCTTCTTTTTGTTACAAAGATCTTTTCTGCTTGCACCTTCTGGATCCCGTTGTTTACCGAGTCCTTACCTTTGGGGCTTGCATCTATGGGGATTTTAAAGTCCTCTCTTAATTCGTCAATGCTTTTTGGTTCTGCTGAATCGGCTATTATAAGGGCTGTATCGTGGTTTTGGATAATCTCTGCTATTTGATGGTTTTTTAGTTTTCTTTGATAGATTATCTCATCTACTATGTAGCTATCATTCCACTTGTATATAGCAACTAAAGCTGTAGGATCGTTACTGTAACCGAAGTCTAACCCATACTTTATTAACTTGGCTTCTTCTGGTATCTCGTCAATTGTTTTCCAGGTAGTGTATATCCTTCCTTCTATTTCCCCAAGTTGCCCTAGTCCATATACTTGCCACCAGGACTTTATATGCTTATGTGATTCTATTTCGTTGATAGTTTCCTTGTCCAGGGCTTCATTGTCCTTATAAGTAAGGGTTATAAAGTCTATATCGTCCCTTAACCCTAGCATTTCTGTATAAAACCAAAATTCATTAGTGGGATTCCAGTCCATAAAGACAGTTTCCCTAGTCCTGGTGATTAACTGATCTGCTATGTTGTAGTGAAGGTTGTTTGCTTCGTTAAGGAATAATACATCTCGTCTTGGGCCATGTGCTTTTCCGTAGGTGTCAACGCTAAAAAACTCTAGTTTGTTCTTTGATTCAAAAGTGTAGATATGCTTTGACTTATTCCACCTTTTATCGTCCCAATACTCCCGGTCTTTCATTATTGTTTCAAAGTCCAGCATAGCCCCTTTCTCTAAGTGGGGGTAAGATTGAGAAACAACAGTCGCTAATTTTTCTTTTCCCTGGTCTTGTTGGCAATAGTCTATTAACCATATAATGATAGATACAGTTTTACTTGCTGAAGTCCCTCCTGCAACTGCTCTTATTCTTTTTTTTAGATCAAAGATTCTCTTTGTTGCTGTTGTATCTTCAATCCTGTTTGATTGATTTGCCTCCATATATAGGTTGTGGCAACTTTTCGCCTCCTGAAGTTATGTCCTGTGATTGATGGGGCATACCGTCAATGTAATTCCAAATCTGTTTAATCATTTGGTGATCTTTTTTCTTGGTTGCTGATTCTAAAATTACCTCTAAAAGGGTTTGAAGATTTGTTTTTTTTGTTTCTGGGTTCATTTCCTCTAATTTTCTTTTAATCTCTGTGGTAATTGAGATTCCTGCACCTTCTGGTCTGCCTCCTCCAGGATTCCCGGGGATAAACTTTCCAGTTTTTGGGTCTGTATAACGATTTTTTACGATTTTATTCGTCATGTTTCAATATTATCACAACAAATCAACAAAAGGTAATCACTAAATCAATTCTAACGAGTTTTTATTTATGTAACAGACATTGGATACCTTGTGATTTGAGGCTATTTTTCCCTATTGACATTATCAACCGCTTGGTTTATCATTGGAGTATATGAATAATGAAAAATTGACTATCCTTAATAATTACAAAATAAATAAAAAGTTATTGAAAATTTGGAAAAAACAAAAAAGGGAGGAGGTGAGAAAATATGGAGATATCAAAAGTAAGAGTAAGTAATCTAAACAGTCCTGCTGGTAATCCTGCTCCTAACCAGTTTTGGATTACTTTAGAAGGTGTCGGGCATTACTTCCAAAGTTACAGCACACTAATCGCCTTCATGGATTTTATGGGAAATGTAATACTTGATGAAAATGCCTGGGATTACTCAACAACAACAGGAAAATATCGCAACATCTTTTTAGGTGAAAAGAGAGCAGAAACAGAAAAGAAAATCAAGTCAGGAGAATACAAACTAGCTGACCTTAACTGATTTCCTTATAGTGTCCTTGATTAACTTCAAGGGCATTATTAAGGTGGTGATTAACATGACAAATAAACACGCTAAGGCACTAGGCAAGCTTGGGGGTTTGGCCACTAAAAAGAAAATGGGTAAAGACTATTACAAACGTATCAGTAAGCTTGGAGTTGAAGCTCGCAAGAAGTCAAACCCTCCTAAGCTGAACAAATAAGGTTTCATTAAGTGGCTGATCCGCCCCATGAATTGCACGTCTTATGTATCCTAACTTTAAGAGTCCATTTAATGCACTTGTAACTGCATACTTTGTGATGTCGTGATCTCCCATCTCATCAACTATTACTTTACGAGGAATTGGGGTTTTTACTTTCCTGGCCCATAAATCAACAAACATCATTATTGAGATTTGAAGTTCGCTTATCTCTCTGAGGTTTGTATATTCCGTCATTTAGACAGATTATATCATTGTTACCAAAATATATTACTATACGATCTAACTATCGTGATTGCAGTAGCACTCGTAGTTTTTGAGCTAGTAGAATTGTATATACTGGTGTTTAAATTATTACCATAGCATACATTTCTTACATAAGAATAACCGGGCCTGCTAACTCTAAAAGCAAAACAACCAAATAATATAAATACTACTAATACTAAGTTTTTAATGTTGATCACCTCCTTACTCATATATCCATTTAAGTAACATTGTAACTACAAGCAGGGCAATAATACTCCATTTATAGAAATTTATTTTAGCTTCTGTCATAATTTCCATCTACAGGTCGGCCAACGCCATATTTCACCTTTATCAATCAGTTTCTTGGTGCAAGCTACTTGATCTTTATAATTGTAGATATCGCCATCACAATTACTACTCCAAGTAACATCATCATACTGAAATAATCCTTTGTATTTACCGCTATAACTAACAGCGTGGGGATTACTGCTAGACTCACACCGAGCAAGAAGAACGCCAGTATCTCCCATCTCTGTCTTGATGTAGGCTTCAATCTCTCCAACTGGTGAACTTTCCTTTGCCATTGTAACCGGGCTGAGGGCTTGAACTTCTTGGCTATTTGATTGTTGGTAATCATGATTGCTTATTACTATGTAGAGATAATAAAAACCTGTTATCAGCTCTACCATGTTACGATTGTAACATTTATTCTTTTTCCTTGTCAAGTATCAATTCAGGTGCTATATATAACTTTTTGATATTCCTTTCTTTGATCCATTGTCTTATTTGTTTTTTGTCCTTCTCGGTTCTTTTTATTACTTTAAGTTTAGCCTTTTCAAGATAATCCCATCTAGCAGGATATTTCTTCTCAAACCATTTACCGGATTCTGTGGGTTCAGAGTGCCACCAGAAGTTATGACACCTCCCACACATAACCAAAACATTCATAGGATCAAACCTCAAGTTGGTGTAAGCCCCTGTTGATTTAACATGAGAACACTGCATAACAGGGAATTTCTGATTACACCTAGCACAAGGATAACCAGAATCTCTAACCATTTTGTTAAATTCCTCTTGAAGCTTCTTAATCTTTATGCGTTTGGCAGTCATGGTTTTTTACATCAACTTCTTTACTGCAATACTTACAGTAGCCAGTGCATTTGGTTTTTGCTACTTTGTTATCTTTGGCTATCTCCATTTTAAGCTGTGCATGGTTATATCCTTGATCTATTAAACCAATATATTTATCCTTATGGGGCGAGCTTATAATATTCCTTTTAGTGCTAAAATCTAAATCAGCCGGGAGTCCTAATTCCCTTGAGCTTTCAACTACCCAAGCATATTGTCTTAGAGATGAAGCAGATACAGTTATTCCCTGCTCTTTAATCAGTTCCCTTAAAGATTCCGTTTGATGGCTTCCGTAAGTTTCCCTTACATCTAAGACGATAGCTCCTACCTCCTCTTGGAATCTGTTTTTCTTCTCAATTAAATCTGCTATTCTAACTGAGGCTTCTTCTGTTTTCATTGTTACGATTGTAGCAGTAAATAGTGCAGGAGTCAAGCCTGCCCTACCTGACTCCTGCGACAATATAAGAAAGGAGTTGAATTCCTTAACCTATTATACTACTCCTCGTCAAATATTTCCTTCACATCATCTGTTGAGATGTCCTCTGTTTCCGGATCACGATATTCGACCTTGTAAATCTTAGGTTTATTCTTGCCCCTTCCGCCTTTTTCGGCTTCGCCTTTGTAGGTTATCCTTACCTCTTGACCTATTTTTACTGGAATCATCCTTGAGTCAAGAACTGTTGATCCCCATACTTGAATTCTATCTCCACCTTTTTGCTCCAGGTGATAAAGCATTGATTCGTTTGGGCCAACTTTTTCCTCAACCTTTACCAATAAACCTTGAATTTTGTCGCCTTCCTTTTCCGGCTTCCAAAAGTTTCCTGTGGATTCTTTAAAACTACCCATGTTTATCACCTCCTTTCATGCTTATACTATCAGGATAAATGATATTCTTTGGTTTTGGGTTAGGGTTCTCCTCTTTCCATATGGCTTGTGCGTGTTTAAATAGCTTGTAATAATCATCAGGGTTTTCTACTTCATCTAATTTCCATCCTTCGCCTTGAATCTTCTTGCCTGTTTTGTCTGCTCCTCTAGTATTAGCCCTTAAATGCATACAACCAATTCTAGTTATTTTGTTTGGTTCTAGTTTATTCCATAGTTTCATATACGCTGAAGCTTGGATTTTGTGAGTCTTGTATATACCCCCCCCAGATTTCCAATCTATATACCACAGGTCATTAGGGAAATCCGGGAGGGAACAAATCAAATCTAGCGTTCCACCAAAGCCCAACTTTGGAGATACCTTGCTAATCTCTAGTGCTTTTGGTTTTGGTTTGTAAGTTGTATAAAAGTCGTAAAACTTCATAAGCATCAGCCATTCATCTAAAGTAAACTTTTCTTCTACCCACTTGAGTTCTTCACCTTTAAAGAAACTTTCAATTGCTTCGTGAATCTTAGTCCCCTGATCTCCGGCTCTTTTTAAGACTTCATCTGCATTACTTCCCAAATCTTTTAGCCATTGAATATATCCATATCCTTTAGGGTAAACATCCAATATAGTAGTAGCTGAAGGATGATAAGACTCTGTTTTCTTATCATAATAATACCTCTCATCTAAGAAGGTTATTTGTTTTAGGTCTTTATCGTGAACTACTTTCATGATGTTGCTGTAAATCCACAAGCTTCACAATAGAAAATTGTTCCAAAGGGAAGCATGAAAAAATTATGAGTTTCTCTTACTTTTCTTGATCCACATTCCGGGCATACCTTTTTATCCATCTGATCATTTTTCCAGCAATAGGAGCAATCTTTGTCCCATTTGCCATGTTTACATTTGTTGAAATATTCATTATTTAGCTTCATATTATTCATTGTTACAATTGTATCAAGGCTATTTATCCTTGTCAAGCACCAAATATCTCTTTGACCTCTGCCACCTCATCACTTTCGACACTTTCGACACGTTTATAATAAAGGGAATCTTTAAATTCTAGTCCATAATAGGCACACAATTCTTTGAGTTGATCTTTTGCTTCTTCTACTATGATAGTTGAAACATTATCTGTCCCTTTACGCACAATATCAAAGCCTAGAATCTTTCTGACTACACTTCCTATCTTTCGTTCAGAAGTAGGATATCTCTTTGTTTTTTCGCCTTGACCATTTATATACTCATATATTGTTGAGATAGATGGTTCTTCTCCTTTTTCCATTGATTCATAAATTGACTGGAAAATCTGCCCATCTAAAGCTTCCCTTCTTTCCCGGAGAGTTTCTTCCTGTTGTTCCTTAGCAAACTTTATTATTGTTTTTTTTGTTTCTTTATCAGATAAATAATAAATAGGAGTAATTACCTGTTGCACTCTACGATCAAATACTCTTAGGTTCTTAAAACCATATTCTATTTTCCTTAAATCTATATCATTAAGATTCCTAAGCCTCCAAAGAAGCAGTTTATTCCTTAGCCTTTCAGAGTCATAAATAAAGTTCTTTAATCTATATAAAGGTATTCTTCTTTTATTCTTCTGCATTTGAATAACCAAAGTCCTAGACTGAAGCCCGGCATTGTTAATCGGATTCTCTGAAGTAAACACCTTTGGACTCTTAATTACATAAGCTCTTACTTCTCTTTTAGAGTCCCCTTCAGTTCTTAAAACCGCTTTATCTCCTACTCCACTTTTAAGGAAGGCAAGCATCTCTTTATAGTTTTGCCCTGCTGATTCAAATTCATCTAAAAGTAATGTGCCTCTCCAAGTAGAAGCAGTCCTAAAGATAGAAGCCATCGTTATTGCCCCGGAAGCATCTATTGGCTTGTAACACAAACTCCCAAACACTTCCATAGCTGTAGTCTTACCAGTTGAAGTTCTACCCACAAAGTGAATGTAAGGAACAAAAGGGAACTTATCATATACCCAATAAAACAAACAAAGGTAGGGTAAAAACTCCTCAAAAAACTTAGGCACTTCAAAGTAACTATTGAAGAATTCTCTTATCTCAGACACTAATTTTTTGTCATTTCCGTATTCTTCTACACCTGAAGGTAAGACTATTGCGTTCTTTTCATAAAGATCGTCTATTATAGGTTTATAAAGAATTCCATTGTGTTCAAAACTGGAAATTTGCTCGACTGAGCCTGAATCCTTGCTATATTTTATATATTCTCTTTCTGTTAATTGTGTCAAATGTGTGGTATGTGTCGTATTTTTTATTTGTTCTAGGATATAATTCTCGTTTTCGAAATAGGAAACTTCCCTCTCCTTATCCTTATCAGTTTTCTTGGGCTTTGGAGATTTTTTACCTGCTTCTTTTTCAATGGCTTTATCAAAGTCTTTATCCATAATGTTTAATTGCTAACTTATTTAACCTTTGTGCAAGCTCTTTACTTTCTTCGTGATACAAAAAATAGTATAACTTGGCAATTTTCTTCTTAGTAGGATGTTTAGTCCTAAAGTAAATAAAAAGCCAATCTAAAGCTTCATCATGCTTCTTGCAATATTGATTCAGACATTCATTCAGTTCTAGTGGCATATTTCTTATAAACCTTATTTAGTGAATCTAGTATTTCTGCTATGTCATATTTGTAGGCGAGGCAAGTTCTTATATAGGTAAGCATATCTTCTTCTGAGGCGAATTCAATCTCCGGGAATCGATCTTCTGTCTTTTTAGCTGAATAACTAATCTGTTGTAGGCTACGCATTAGCTTTTTTACTTTTAGTAAATCTGAAGTCAATTCAATTTCATCCTTCATATTTTTCATTCTGTTACCAATTTAACAAGTATTTTAAGGGTTGTCAAGAGGTATTTCGGGGATGGTACTGGTTTCTGCTGACAGTTGGCGGTAAGTAGCCACACTAACCATTTGCTGTACCATCCCCTAGAGTTAGATCACCTCCTTTTTAGATAAATATATATGTAATCGATCAGGATTATGCTCATAGCTCCAGCCATCACACCAGTTATCCAAACCAGGACGGTTTTCATCTATCCTCCTTTTATATTTTATTCCACCACTTTTTGCTCCTATCTGTTTTAGGATGCTGTGCAGTTCTGGGTTTCTTTTTCCCTGTAACCGCATTGTATTTGGTGGCTTTGTTCCTCATCTTATCTATATAGTATTGATCTATTTCATCAGTCCCTGTATGACTTCGTTCACCCTTTTCCGCTTTTCGTTTATGTTCTTCTGCTACTTCCTGGAATGGAGATTTTCCTGCTGCTCTTTTTCCGAATCTATCCTTTTGAGTTTTCCAAAAATGGTAGCCTTTATAGGCATAGCCATAGTCAGGGTGGAAGCTAGAGTCGTTATCGTGGGGTTCACCTTCGAGGTTTCTTACATGGTGTTCTTCGCATAGGGGCATACCAACATTACGCTCAGGGTCATCCCCTCTAGCGAGAGTTGTACTTTCGGGGATAACATGGTGAACGTGCTTAGAAGGTTTATGACATTCTATCCACATATCCTTTTCTTCATCCCAATACTCATATTGGCATTTATGGTCAGCGACCTCATGCCAATATTCTCTAGTTCTTTCTTTAAAAGCCACATTATTATTTTCTTAACGCCTGTAAATATCCTTCTTTGTTTAATTCTAACTTAACCCAATATATTAAAAAGTTGATAACTGGTGTTAGATAGATGGCTTCTGGTCTTGCTGATACTATAACCAAGACATAAGCCAGTCCTGCAGAAGCTACCAAATAACCAAGAATCTTCAATTGTTTTTTTGTTACATCTGATAATGTTATTTTTCTTGCCATAATTATCACCCCCTATTGAAATATTTAACTTTAATGAATTCCCAAAGCGATAATGTGGTCAAATTTCCTGCCTGTGAAGCTGTTAGATCAATTTTAAGCTGTTTATTTTCCTTCTGGAGGGACTCTACCTGCTTTTCAAGCCCTTCAACTTTTTCAGAAGTCTGTTTAAGGGTAGCAATTTCCTTGTTTTTCTGGTAAATCTCCTCAGAATGTTTTTTTCTTTCTTCATCAATCTGCGTCTTGAGTGTTTTAATTTTAGTGTCTTTATCAAGGATTTCATTCTGGAGTATAGATACTTCATCCGCTTTATCCGATAATAACCTATTAACCTCCGCAAGTTTCGCCTGTGCTTCAGCCAATTTCTCTTGGCAATCTGTTTCGGGAACTGGCCCTGAGTAAAGCCTAAGTCCGTATATATATCGTGCAGGATCATCTCCCCATACCGCATGAAAGTAAACTGTTTCCCCTGTCCAGGGATCATTAACGAGATATTTGTTATTTTCATCTTTTCCTATTATTAAAACAAAGTGATCCGGGACGTTATCTGAACTGACATTATCTACAAATGCGATAACTGGTTTCCGTTCACTTACTAGATACTTATCAATTTTTGCAACATCACAAGGTTCTGTAAGACAATTATACATTTCATCAGCAGTCAAGTCATCAATTATTTCAGCAGGCTTGTGAAATAAAATCAAAGCTCCTACAAATGCTCCACCTTGCTTATATTCAGTATTTAAAGTTGCAGGGGTATAGTTATGGCCATAGTAATTAAGCATCATGGTATGGCAAACCAGCAAACAACCATCAGTCCCTATTGTCCTAGTCGTGGAATTGCCTAGCTTCTGATCTTTCCACCTCGGATCCCTCTGTCCCAAAGGCTGTATATTTAATTTCATCTAAGTAATAATGCAATTACTATCCCTGCTAATATGGCAAAAAGGTTAAGTCCGGCTAACCAGGTAAGTCTTGATATCCTACTATCTAAATGGGGCAAGTGGTTCGTTAATATCTGATCTACTTTATTATCAACCTCCTTCATACACCTTTCAAGCTGTTCTACCCTCCATTTAATTGTGTCGTTGTTTTTTACCATATTATATTTTTGCATATTGATTACTTTATAGGCAACCAAAACTCTGTAGAGTTAGGCAAGAAGATTGCCAAGAACCATAAAATGATATAGATCATGTCAATCAAACTAAATTTGCTTTTTGTATTCTTTAATAACATCGTTGCTTATAATCTTGTTTTTCTTTGCAACATTTAACAATTCATCAAAGTCCTTATCACTTAACTTCTTTTTAATCTCAAGCAAGAGTTCAACCTTCTCTGCATTGGTATTGGCATCTATAAGTGAGTTCATATTGACATCACCTTCACCTCTAATTATGCCTATCCTAAACTTCTTAATAGTGTTGGTCTGTTTGGTTTTTCTATCCTTTGTATATGGAGGATCTCCCACAATATCTTTAACAATTCTTTTTTCAAGTTGGAATTTACTGGTTTTACCACTTTTATATTCTTTAATAGCATCATCAATTATTTCCCTTTCCCGGAGCAGTCTTTTTGATCTTTCCTTCTCAATGTCTTTGGAAATAGCTCTTAACTTCTCGGTCTTGCCATAATCACTAACCCTTACCCATCTACCTAGAATGTTTGATAAGAATGGTTTTGTGAGTATCTTCTCAAGGTCTGTTGGATCTTCAGGTTTATATGTAGGGTAAAAGACACCTAGTCCCTGATTCTTTAAAAGCCAATCTCTCATTTTCGGCCACGATTCACTCATTCCAGCTTTAAATGTAGTTTCAGGGATGATATATCTGCCTCTATAACTATCGTATGGGTTCTTGCCTGATAGATATTGGCTTAATGCTCCTGCCCCCGTATATGAAGGCGATAGATTAGGAAACTGTCCTGCTCCAAATGAGAAGATCTGAGCTATACTCTCAGGCGTGGCTGTATCTTTATTGATGTTTATAGATTTCCACAAAAGTCCTCCTAAAAACCTTCCTGTTTCATCACTAGGTAGTCTGTAATATACAGATTTTCCATTTTCATCTATGCCTAAAGGTATGATGGTGTAGTTTGTTTTATCGTACTCACTTGCTCCATCCATTATCTCTTTCAGTTCCTTTCCGAAATAACCTCCTGCTGTGGCTGCCATAATAAACTTAGGCAGGAAATCTCTAATTATTGTTTTCCACCAAAATCCTGCCCCTGTAGCTCTACCCTTTTTACCTGTGGCAACTCTAATATCAGTTTTGATACCTTCTTTAATTGCATTTGAGAATAAAAAGATATTGTTAGTAACTGGTGTAGCTGTTCCACCAACTCTAAAAGCAGGAGATCCAATAGCAGTTCTAATATACTCTGCAAGTTCAGCTTCAGGTATAGACCCTTTTAATTCTATGTATCCTGCAACTTTAGGCAGTGTTTCAATAAAATCTCCTACTGCTTGAATTTTGTCTAATCCCCAAGAAAAAGGTCTTAAAACTACCGGCTTTTTAGTAGGCTCTATAGCTCCATATTTGCTTAAAACTCTTTCAATCTGTTTTGCTTCAGGTTCAACCTGCCCTCCATAAATATCTCCGTAGGTAACTCCTAGAATATTTGCGTTTTCCATTTCCTGTATCAAAACATCAGGCTTATCGACAACTCTTTTATAAGAAGGTTTAACTGCTTTTATATATCCTCTACCTACTCTATAAGCATCAAATATAGGCGATAAAGGAACCTCTGCAAGTGTCTGATGGGGATAGTTCTTCCATGCCCTTGTAATATCTCGAACAAAGTTAAATGTTTGGAATCCTACATTGTAACTTGTAAATAGAGGTCTATAGAATTTGCTTTGTGATATTGTTCTTGATACTTTAGCTGCTGCTTCTAGAGTTCGGTTGCTTGTATAGTTAAGCATCTCGGCTATGTCTTTTTCTACATAGTATCCTTGAGGTTTACCTTCTTCTATTACTATTACTAACCCCATGTCAGGATCTTTGGGTTGAGTTATATCTAGGTTCTTGCCATTCCATCTAGTTTTTGCTTTTTCTATACTTTCCGGGAAATGCTCGTTCAAGAACTCCATATTAAGCTTCTTTACATTGTTTCTTTCAATTGCTTTTCTTACACTAACCAGCTTCATTACAGTAGAAGTTGCAGGATTGGCAATATCTTTTAAAGTCCCTTTTTGCTTATAAACTCTAGGTGTTATATAGGTATCAAGATAATCAACGACTTGATAAGTTGCATAAGATGGATTAGCTTCTATTTGTTTTATCAGTTCCGGGGAGTAGTATTCGTTTTCCTTTGCATATTTATTAGACTTTTTAACTGCTTTTCTAAATAACTTTTTGGCATCTTGTAAGGTACTCCAGTCCTCACTACTCATATTTTTCTTCATGGTGTCTAACTGCTTCTTGGCAGTAGTAGGACTATACCCTTGAGGATTAGCAAGTTCTCCTCTTTCATTTATTACCCTTTCATAAAATAGTATTTTTCCAAATTCATTCCATCCATCAGCTACTTGTTGGGTTTTGGCAAATACTGGCTGGAATGTATTATTGACATAGTTTTTAAGTTTACCATCAGAGTAGAGAAGTCCTTTTAAGGCGTAATCAGGATTAAGATCTGATGGAATCTCAGTTCCTGTCTTTCTTAACTTGTTAATTTTGTCTATTATTGGAGTATTCTTGTCATCAAATAATAACTTTACTTGATACATCAAGCTTGTTTTTCTTTTCTGTTTATCAAGATACTTGGCTGCAAATGCTTCTTCACCTTTTTCAAAGCTCCTGTTTAACTCAGCATCCCTAGCTTTAAATACTGCGTCATCTCCTTGATTAAGAAGCTCCCATGTCTTTTCAAAGTTCTCTTTAACTGATGGTTTTCTGTCCATGTATTCAAAGAAGCCCTTATAGAATTTGGGAGCATCCCTTTTAAGTAAAGCTGGATCATTAAATAATACGCTAACTGCATCTGCATATAGTTCAACTGATGATTCTCTATACTTAATATATGATTTTGAAGCTCCTTGATATGGCTTCCATTTTTCTGACAAAGCTTTCAGTTCTTCTCTTATGGCCTTGTTGCTTAGATCTCCATAAAGATCTTTCATATTTTTATTAAGAGTTGCAATCCTTCCTACAATGTTTCCTCTTTTCATTGATAAGTTGGGGAAGTAGTCTGCCATGTGTCCCATCTCATGTGCTAAAGTTTTAGCTGCCTGAGATTCATCTTTAAAAACTTCAGGATTAAGTTGTATTCTTCCTTTACCTACAGGTTTAAATAGTCCTAATGGATAACCCCCCATTGATGGCCTGAATCTTGGCATTTTAATTATTGGAGCTTCTCCCATTATATCTCTAGCCATTCTTACCATTTCCGGGAACTCAACTACTTTTAGATCTTTCTTTTGAGTTAAGTTTTCAAGATCCGCAAATTTATCTGTTGAAGCATAGACTTCATTTCCTCGGTAAACTCTCATTTGCATTTTCCTACCACCTGTTTTTATTGCTTCTTCATCTACTCTTATTGAATCTCCAGGCTTTAGCCCTTCTGCTAAAAGACTTGCTCCTCCTGGTTTTATTTTAAATTGAGTTTTTGTTCCTTTCCAAACTAGCTCTTTGTTTTTATTCACTTTCAATATAGGATTTTCTCTAAACTCTGGTTCTGCTTGAAGGATTGTTCTGAACTCTACTTTCCCTACTTTTGGTCTTTTATACCCTGTTTTTGTTCCAAAACTTATATTCATTGGGCCTTCAAAACCAACAGCATCAGCGAGTTTTTTCATTTCCTCAATTTCCGCTTCTCTTTGTGTTTTTTTCTTGGTTTCTTTAGCCCTAGTTGGTTCTAATACTAATCCCTTTTTGCGGTCATATGTTATCTTTTTCGATGGGGGAGAGGGTTTTTTAGGCTCAACCTTAGACACCTTCTTCGGAGTAGGGGATACCTTCTTTTTTGCGGTAATTTGCGGTTTTTCAACAGGCTTTACCTCTTTGGGCTTCTCGACCTTTGGAGCTTCTACTCCTGCTTTTTCCGGTAACTCTTTCGGTAACTTTACCTCAGCCTTCTCTGGAACTTTCACTTCAAATCTTTTGTTAAGGAAATCGTAAGCTTGTGCAAACTTCTTGTCTAATAACTTTAATTCTTTAAATGCGTTATAAGCATTGGTTAATTCCATTCTCCTTTGTAGATTCTCTGGTATCGGATCATTAGTAAAAGTGTCAGGGATCTTTTTCATTTCAGCTTTAAACTTCTTATTTACAGTTTCCATTGAAGCATTGGGTTTAACTCCTAAAGTTTTACTAATATCACTTGCCTCTTTCCCTCTTAATTTAATATCTCCTAGTTTCTTCTTAGCAATACCTCTAGTAAACATTCCAACAATAAAGACTGTGTTGATTGCCTCTGCAACTTTTATGTTATCTGTAATTGCTTCACCTATAAATGGTTGCTCAACTAAACCTTTTGTAGGGTACTGTATCAGTTGTTTTTTATCTATCTTCCCTTGAACATATTTACGAACTCCTGCCCATGATCCGAATCCTGCTCCTACAATTGGTGCTGCTGGTTGAACTCTCCAAGCAACATTCATAGCTTCTAGTCCTGAAGTTAGTAATTCTTTACCATATTCTTTTGGCCCCATCGGATTACCACTTGCTGCTCTGTAAGCCATGTATGCAGGTGTAATTTTTCCTGCTCCTTTAATGGCATTTAACGCTGCTTTACCAGTATCTGCTACATATTGTCTAAATGGTTCACCTGCTGTGGCTGTGGGTAAAAAAAGTTCTTTCGGTCTTTCCTTTACTAACTTTTTAACTCTTTCTATCCCTGCTTGAGTTCCACCAGGAACAATAGAGTTAAGTTTATTAGAGATAAATCTACTAAGTTCTCCAAATAAACTGAATTCTTGTTTTTCTTCAACTTGTGGAGCTTCTGTTGGAGGAGGCTCTTTTTTTTCAGGGACTATTGCTATTCCACTTTCTTTTCTAGTTTGATATGCCTCATACTGAGATCCCTGGACTAAGCTTCCAGTTGGGGTTCCACCTTGACCCTTCTTTCGTGAAAGATATGAATCGTATAATGCTCCCATGTCATATTATTCTACTAATCTATACCTTTTAAGATCTTCGTATTGTTGTTCTTCACTTGGACTATATCTTCCATAAGCTAAATAAATTTGATAGATATCGTTAGGATCTAGGAAACCAAGTCCTAATCTGTATAAGGCATCCCAGGTAGCACCCCTTTGAGCCTCAGCTTCTAAGTCCCTTCTTATTGCTTGTTCATCTTCTTCTTTTTGTTGAGTTACAGAAGCAGCCTTTGGTTTACTTGCAGCTATTACTTGCTTACTTATTATCTCTCCAGTCTTGTCATTTATAATTGCAAACCCTTGATTAGTACCATCGTCATAGGAAATTGTAGATGTAGAAACATTCTTAGCCTTATTAGCCTGTATAGCAGAGTAGATCATTTCACTACTTAATCCAGTTGCCCTTGTAAGACCTGCAATATCTTCACCACTTGCATTATCTAATGCTCCCATACTAAGTAGGGTATTGAATTGATCCAATGCCTGTTTAGCAACTTGTGAGTTAATATCAAATTGCCTTGATTCTAAGTTAAGTTGAGTTTCAATATCAGCTTTCTTGGTAGCTATATCTCCTCTTAGGTTAGCTGTCCTCTCCTGAAATAGGGACTCAAGTTTTGCTATTCTTCCTACTCTTGTAGCTTCTGATAGGAAGGGATTGTCGTTAATTTCAGCCTTAGCTTCAATGTAATCCTTTTCCATACCTGATAGTTTAGTTTCAAGCTCTTTGATTCCTGAACTTGCTATTAAACTTTTATAAAGCTCAGGCAAGTTAATCGTTTCAGGAGTTGAAATCTGTGGCATAGCTCCTGCGTAGCCGGTAGGAGTACCCGCCCCAGGGGTTCCAGCCCCAGGGGCAGGAGCTATCTCTTGTCCTTGTATGCCTTGAGATTTATCTCTCTGTTGTTGCAAATAGGACTCCAATTGTTGAGGGGAAACCCCCTGCTGTGCTGCCGATAAGGCATTTACTTCTGGTGATACTGCTTGACCTGCTCCTTGTTGGTTGCTTGATGGATGAATTACTCCCGGTTCACTCAAGGTTCCATTCCAATACTGCCTACCCTCATACCATCCACCAGTCTGAAATCCTCCTGATGGAGGTTTTACTCCTAATTGTTCTGGTGAATATACTGCCATATTAGAATTGACCTATTTTATTTTTTAGTTCTGCTCTAGTATCTCCAAAGTAATCGGGAACATCAAAGAATGGGTTGATCTTTTCATACTTGCCTTGCTCTTTTTGGATCTTGCCCCAAGATACTATTAAGATTTGTTTTGCTTCAAGACTTCTAAATTCTCCAGCTTTTTCTTGCTCGCCTTTGGCTTTGAGAATTGCAACTGCTTCTAAGACAATAGCTTCATTCCCTTCAGGCATTGAGTAAGACCATATTGTTACATCTCCATCAGTACTTAAAGCATCAGGAACCATATGTCCCCAACAATGGATGTTATAACTTCCGGCACTTGTAGGAACTGGATAGAAGAAAAACCTTCTCTTTTGGTTAGCCCACTTCCTGTCTGTGCTATTAGCGTTGTAGTCATCATTCCTCCAAGTCAAGTAATCGTTATAATCCATAGGACTTCCATCAGGTTCTTCACCATAGATATCTCCATCTACCTCTAACCTAAACATAGAATCTGAAAGCCAGTTGGAGGGGTAATCATAGTATTCTTGATTAGCCTGGGTTGAAGTCTTTTTAGCATCCTCAGTTTCAGGCCAGGGGAAAAGGGCAGCACATTTCCTGTATGCTCTGTTTATTGCACGATCAATAACATTGACTGAATAAAGTGTACTTTCAGATCCTACTGTTAGATCATCTTGTATTGCTTGTCTGAAATCAGCTAGTGTGTCCATATATATAGATTAACTTTTATTACTATTCTTAGGCAACTTTAGTTCTTTAGTTTTAATATCTACCTCATATTTATAAATATCTGCTTGTCTTTTATCTAGTTTTTTGAATAATTCTTTTTGGGTAACTGGTTCATAATCAACACCTTTTTCAGTCTTTACAGGTTTCCAATTAACAATTAACCTGTCTGTTTCTTTTTTATTACCAGCCCACATCTTGAGGTGTTGAGGAGGATGAATCCTACCACTAATTGTGCCTACTATTTTACCTGTTTTTTTGTTGTAGAAAATTATCATAGTCCTGTATCATTCTTAAATATTTTATACCATACAGTAAAGTCAAATTCTGCATTGTTACTGCTCATTTCAGTTCTTAATATCAGTTGAGTAGTTGTGCAATAAAGGAAAAAGTGAATATAGCCCCACCAATCAGCAATACTGTATGGCATATTATAATACCTAGTTAGTCCTGATTCTTTCATATAAGCAGTATAAAAAGGTATGTAGTTTAAACTGTGAGTTACAATTACATCTTCTTGAACAAAAGGATTAGGATCAACAGGTATAGTTGCAGTTCCACTTCCCGATGTTTCGTATTTCAATGTATTGTAATCTGAGCTGAAATTTAAGTTATCAGGTACAGTTTCTGTTAAGGCGTTATAGCCTGATTTTGCTACTATTACTTTATTTGACATTAGTTTTGAACATCCATTTCACAAATATAATACTTAAATGTTGGATCATAGTCCCCTCCGGTATCATTTATGTATCTGAAATTTATGTAATCATCACTTATAAATAGATCAACAAACCAAAAATTAGCGTTATGGTCTTTAGTTCCAGCAGTTCCAACCCTTCCAGTTTCAAACTCACAAAAAGCAAATGTAAAGTAGTGAGCATCTTGTCCATGAGCAACTTGAGCATTGGCTTCTGCACCACCTGTATCTCCTAAAGTTGGACTATAAGTTCCTTCAACTACTATTTTAAGTGTATTAAAAGAGGAGTGAAATATAAAATCGTTAGGATCAGTTTCTGTTAATGCGTTTACTCCATCCTTACCAACTTTAATTGCCAGCTCTGCATATTCCACTATGCAGTAAACCTGAGTACACCTTGCATATGATAGATTTATTCCAATTTCAAGGCTATCTAAATTCGATTTAGTCCATCCACTACTTGTATTAGGATTTGTATTCCAAGTATTTGATGTTAATGTGTAAGGAGCATTACTTCCTAGTCCTAGATCGCTAGAGAAGTAATTAGATCCACCAATTCTTACTACTATTTTTTGATCTCCAGCAGCAACAACTCCTGTCTTTATAACTGCATATACTGTAACTGACCTAATAGTTACATAATCTGAAATAGAAGTTGCATCTATTTTGTATGTATCTACATAGTTAGCATCAGCAGCAACTTCTACATATGTAGCATCTCCATCAGAAGTTGTATCATTAACACAATCCCAATTATTTGCTGCACCATTTGGTGTTAATTCACTATGATTACCAGCAGCAACTGGTCTAAATGTTTGAGTTAATGCCATTATATTTGTTGATCATGAAATATATAATAATAGAATGTTCTAGCTGTTCCTGTATCATTTTGTAATGTTAAAGTAGTAGTATCTGAATAAGCTCTAAAATCCCCATAAAAGTTCACTCCATAAACCCAATGAGCCTCGCTATCTTGTGCATATACTCCCCAAAACGGAACGTAGCCTAGATTATGAGTAATTGTTTCTGTATCAGTTGCCCCAACGCTTATACTTCCCCTCATAGCTTCTTTGATTAGGACCCAATCTTCATCTGCATACAAGGCATAGTGATCAGGATCTGTATCTGTCATAGCATTGTATCCTGGTAATGCTACTCTTATTACGTTTGACATTAAACTAAACCTATTACAATTGCCGGTATATCATTGTTATAAAAGATCATCCTTTTTGTATCTCCGTCTATTACGATATCGCTATTTCCTACTGCAACTGCTCCTGAAATTAGAGTTCCAGCTTGAACTGTACCTGCGAAAACTGCATCGCCTGTTGTTCCATCTATTGCAAAAGTCGTAACACCTGCATTATCTCTAGCTGTTAATCCGTTAGGGGTCAATCTTAAATCTCCAGTTACCCCATCTTCAAAATTTCCTATTTGAATTGCCCCTGAAGCAGCTAGTTCAAATTGTTGGAGTATCTTTTTAGATCGTGTGTTTAGGGCTGTGCTAAGAAGCTCTACTGCGATTTTTTGTGTAGGGAAGGCTGATCCCTTTGTTGTTGATGGCTTGTAGTTTCCGCCTGCTACAGAGTCTGAAACGCTAACATATTGTACGTCTTGCCCTGGAAAGGGAGTATCTTGTATTACTTCTGGTTCATATACTTTTTCTTTTGCCATTTAATCAAAGTAAGTTCTAATTCTTAAAATCTCAGGGCTTGAATTTCCTGTTGGATTTAAAACAAGTCTTGGTTCATAAACTTCCATTTCTCTACCAATCCTGAAAGTGGCTTTTTTACCATTGGCTACTGTGTAATTTAAATTGCCATTGGCTAGTCTAGCCTGAACCCAACCACCTGTCTTATTGGCTTTGTAATAGAATGATACACTTGCACCAAGAGGTAGAGGTTCCATAAATACTTCAACATATTTATAAATTGTAGGTCTTTCAGGTCTTTTAACTGGAGATCTGAATTCTAAGCCTTCCCATATACCTTGTGCTTTGTTATCAGGGTCAACTGCTTTTACTCCGTAGTCTGATCCATCCCTATAACTTATTATTGTTGTCCCCTCTACATTTGCGACTGCTCCTATTTCATCTACTTCCAGTAAGTATTCAAGATTTAAAGTAAATAATTGTTCCTTATTTTCCCTACCATAGGTGTAAACACCATTCCTTCCAGTATCTGCATCAAATACTCCCCATAAAGACATATTTCCTAGAGTCTGTTTATCGATCCACGAAAGGGCTGTTTGCTCCCAATCAAAAATCTGTACTTGTTCAACTTCATTTGCTACTCCTCCTGGGTTTACTCTACCTCCACCGGGGAATCTTTTAACAGGCATTGAATCTGTAAAGTTGCTAAAGTAAAGATCCCCATCATCCCCAATTTGTGCTAGAGGTACTTCACAATCGATCATGGCATTTACCCCTTTATTAGGAAAGCCTGCCTTATAAGTTCCTACAACTGCTCTACCATTCCTTTCAAGTAAAGTTTTTGAAAGATTACCAGGAATTAAATCTAGAGCTTCATTTGTCCAGGAATCATCATAACCTACCATAGCTAGATAAGATCCATTACAGATCATATTTGCTCCACCAATTTGTTTCATTGTATGCCAATCTGACCCTGTGAGGTTTGCTGCTACAGTTTCAACATCTGTCCAGTTTGATGCCCCTGGAAGCTCTTTTCTCATAATCCTGGTTGCAGTTGCCCATTGAAGATACGTTTTGCCTGAGCTTGATGGCTTCTCTACTGCTCCTCTTATGCCTCCGTAGGTATCTGTATAAACCATCCTTGTATAGCCATCTGAATATCTCCTGTAAATGTGGCCTCCATTACCAAAACCATAAGTATTACCATCAGTTGCTTTTACCCAAAAAAGGACTAAATCTTCATAAACATTATAAAGTCCTGCTGATGGGGAAGGTGAAGCACTTGCTGATCCTGATGGACTTGCAGATCCTGAAGGGGATTGGCTAGGAGAAGCAGATGCTGATGTAGAAGCAGATGGTGATAAAGATGCCGATCCACCGCTAGGACTTACTGAAGGCGAAGCACTAGCACTAGGAGAATAAGAAGCAGAAGGTGATACTGATGCTGATACTGAATGTGTGCCACCAAAAGTTCCTTCTTCTAATAAATCCTGTCCACAACTTAGGGTATCAACTTCTTTTCTGATATCTAAATTGCTGCCAAATTTAAAAGCTCCTCTAACTCCACGATCAGCGAATGAACTTATACCTCCTGCAAATTCTTTGTTTTCTAATACTGGCATAGTTTTATTTTAGATAATTTTCTTACTTCTAGGCAATTAGCCCCAATCTTTATATTTATCAATCCATAGATTTCCGGTATCGGTGTATTTGTCTTGATAGGTATTTCCTGTATCTGTATATTTATCAGTCCAAGTATTTCCAGTATCTTCATATTTATTTGAATAACTAGCAGGTGATGGCGAAGCACTAGGACTTATAGATGGTGATGCAGAAGCAGAAGGTGATAACGATGGGGACTCTGATGCAGATGCAGATGCAGATGCTGAGGCTGATTCAGATGCAGATTCTGATGGTGAAGGTGATGGTGATAAAGATGCACTTTCACTAGCTGATGGTGATCCTGATGCTGATGCCGATGCTGAAGCAGATGCAGAAGCACTTGCCGATTCACTTGCTGAAGCGGACGCTGATGCACTTGCAGAAGCAGATGCTGATGCACTTGCAGAAGCTGATGCTGATGCAGATGCCGATGGTGATATAGAAGCTGATGCAGAGGCTGATGCCGATGCACTTTCAGAGGCTGATGCAGAGGCAGATGGCGAAACAGATGCTGATTCTGATGCTGATGCAGAAGCACTAGCAGAGGCAGATGGTGAAGGTGATAACGATACACTTGCCGATTCAGATGGTGATTCTGAAGCAGAAGCAGATGCACTTTCACTAGCTGATTCAGATGGAGAAGGACTTACAGATGCAGATTCTGATGGAGAAGGAGATAAAGATGCACTTTCAGATGGTGATTCACTTGCAGATGCTGAGGCTGATTCAGATGCAGATTCTGATGGTGATGGGCTTACCGATGCACTTTCAGATGGACTTTCAGAAGCTGATGCTGAAGCTGATTCACTAGGCGATTCACTAGCTGATGCAGATGCACTTTCAGATGCTGATTCAGATGCACTAGGAGATATTGATGCAGATTCAGATGGGCTTTCTGATGGCGATGCTGAAGCAGATTCAGATGGGCTTTCTGATGCTGATGCTGATGCACTTTCTGATGCTGATTCAGAAGCTGAAGCTGATGGGCTTTCTGATGGTGATTCTGATTCAGATTCAGATGCTGAAGCAGAAGCCGATGGTGATAAAGATGCACTTTCAGATGCAGATGGTGAAACAGATGCACTTTCTGATGGACTCTCAGATGCAGAAGCTGAGGCACTTTCCGATGGCGAGGCACTAGCAGATGCAGATGCCGATTCAGACGGAGATTCAGATGGACTTGCAGATGCAGAAGCAGATGCAGATTCACTTGCACTAGGACTTACAGATGGCGATTCAGATGCAGATTCTGAAGCAGAAGCAGAAGGTGATTCAGATACAAAGCTAACATTCCAAAGATCAGTTGATAGAGTTTCTTCTTCAGCTTCACTCAATGAAGGACTTGCACTTTCAGAAGCAGATTCAGATGCTGATGCACTAGGTGATGGGGAGATAGATGCACTTTCTGATGGACTTTCAGATGCAGAAGCTGAGGCAGATTCACTAGCCGATTCACTTGCAGATGGTGATACAGATGCAGATTCTGAAGCAGATTCCGATGCTGATTCTGATGCAGATTCAGAGGCTGATTCAGATGCAGATGGCGATACCGATGCTGATTCAGATGCCGATGCAGAAGCCGAGGCACTAGCACTAGCTGATGCACTTTCACTAGCTGATGGACTAATTGAAGCCGATTCACTAGCTGATTCACTTGCTGATGCTGAAGCAGATACTGAGGCAGATTCAGATGCTGAAGGAGATACCGAAGCACTTTCTGATGCTGATTCAGATGGAGATATAGAAGGAGATTCAGATGCTGATTCTGATGCACTAGGACTAATAGATGCAGATTCTGATGCTGATGCAGAAGCTGAAGCCGATGCAGATGCTGAGGCAGATTCAGATGCACTAGGCGATACCGATGCAGATTCAGATGCAGATTCTGAAGCTGAGGCACTTGCAGATTCACTTGCAGATTCAGATGCTGATGGACTTATTGAAGCTGATTCAGAGGCTGATTCTGAAGCAGAAGCTGATGCTGATGCCGAAGCTGATTCAGATGCTGAAGGAGAAATTGAAGCAGATTCAGATGCACTTTCACTAGCAGAGGCTGATGCAGATGGAGATATTGATGCAGATGCTGATGCTGATTCAGAGGCAGATGCCGAAGCACTTTCAGAAACTTCTTCTGACTCACTTGGAGATGCTGATTCAGAAGCTGATTCTGAAGCAGAAGCTGATGCACTTGGGCTTATAGAAGCTGATTCACTAGCTGATTCAGATGCAGATGCTGAGGCTGATGGACTGATAGATGCTGACTCTGATGCAGATGCAGATGCAGAAGCTGAGGCTGATGCACTTGCACTTTCAGAGGCAGAAGGGCTAATAGATGCAGATTCAGATGCAGACTCAGAAGCTGATGCTGATGCTGACGCAGAAGCTGATTCACTAGCTGATGGAGATATAGAAGCTGATTCGCTAGCTGATTCACTTGCTGATTCTGATGCAGATTCACTTGCAGATTCTGAGGCACTAGGGCTTATAGAAGCCGATTCTGACGCTGATTCCGAAGCTGAAGCCGAAGCAGATGCCGATGCAGATTCAGATGCAGAAGGAGATAAAGATGCTGATTCAGAAGCACTAGCTGATGCTGATGCTGATGCACTTGGAGATATCGAAGCACTTTCAGATGCCGATTCTGATGCCGAAGCACTTGCAGATGCAGATGCAGAAGCTGATGCTGATGGTGATATGCTAGCACTTTCAGATGCTGATTCCGAAGCTGAAGCTGATGCAGACTCAGAAGCACTTTCTGATGCTGATGGTGATAATGATGCAGATTCAGATGCAGATGCAGATGCAGATTCAGAAGCAGATGGCGATATCGATGCAGATTCAGATGCCGATTCTGATGCCGAAGCCGAAGCAGATGCCGATGCAGAAGCTGAAGCACTAGGAGATAAAGATGCTGATTCACTTGCAGATTCAGAAGCAGAAGCTGATGCACTAGGCGATAAAGATGCCGATTCAGAAGCTGATGGAGATATTGAGGCACTAGCAGATGCTGATGCTGAAGCAGAAGGACTTACCGATGGTGATTCACTTGCAGATGCTGATGCCGATGCAGAAGGCGATTCAGATCCTACAGGTGTATCATCTGCATAGATGCTGAAAGGGCCATTGCCTGCACCTGAATTTTCATTAAACTTAGCAGGCCAAGTGGAGTATGTTTCACCAGTTTTTCTATCAATATCATCTGCTCCATCACACTTATAATCAGCGTTTCCATTTTGTGTCCAGCAACCTAAATGGTAATCATTTCCATTTGTTATTGTTGTACTTGATATTGAAACTGACCACCATCCAGGAGTTCCATTGTAAGCTTTACTGCTACTTTGAACTAATAACGATTCAGGACTTCCATTTTTGTCATCGTATATTGCACAACAAAAATTATCAGAACTTCCAGCAAGATAAACAGTTATCCTTACTGCATTAAAAGTTTCATCTGCCGTAAAAATACTTGTTTGGGGCAAATTTGTTCCTATTGTATTTGTTCCTACTGTTGTTCTACCTATATCTGCCATATTATGTTACTAACTGATAAATCCTACATGAAATAGTGTTTTGACCTGACTTATAATTAGTTAAATCCCCAATGTTTCCTATTAAAAAGAAGTCTGTATTTGCATCTGTAGCGTTATCGCTATCAACATCTTCCCAAGATGTACCAACTTGATTGTATATTTGCAACTTAACTATCGAAGCTGATGGAGCTAGAGTTGACTGACCTTCCCATGTTAAACGACAACTGTCTTGTGAGCCTACAAAGTTTTTATATTGATGGATTGCATATTCTCCTGTAGCAGTTTGACCTACTCTTATATTGTTATTAGTTGCTACATCTAAAATATCTTGAGGAGTATAGACTGTTTCTAGGTCATTATCATTTGCCGGTAAAGCTGCATAATCTCCTCTTGTGTAACCAGTATAACCTTCACTTGGAGAGGCACTTTCAGATGGAGATACTGAGGCAGATTCAGATGCTGATGCCGATAGTGATTCAGATGCAGATGCTGAGGCAGATTCACTAGGTGATTCTGAAGCACTAACAGATGCAGATTCTGAAGCAGATTCTGATGGCGATTCTGATGCACTTGCTGATGCACTTTCAGAAGCACTTTCTGACGCACTTGGAGATAACGATGCAGAAGGACTCAATGATGGTGATGGACTTCCTGAAAGGCTTTCAGATGCTGATCCCGATGCTGATGCAGATGCCGATGGACTTAAAGAGGCTGATTCAGATGCTGATTCAGATGCAGATGCTGATGCAGATGCTGATGCACTTGGAGATAATGATGCTGACTCAGATGGAGATTCAGATGCAGATGCTGATGCTGATTCACTTGCTGACTCAGATGCTGATGGTGAAATAGATGCAGACTCAGATGCAGATTCAGATGCAGAAGCACTAGCAGATTCTGAAGGAGATTCTGAGGGAGATTCAGATGCAGATTCTGATGCAGATTCACTAGCTGAGGGAGATACTGAAGCAGATTCTGAAGGTGATTCACTAGCAGATGCAGATGCAGATTCACTTGCACTTTCACTAGCTGATGGAGATATAGAAGGAGATTCAGATGCTGATTCTGATGCCGATGCTGATGCAGATGGGCTTAGTGATGCAGACTCAGAAGGACTTTCAGACGCAGATACTGAAGCAGATTCACTAGCACTCTCTGAGGCAGAAGGTGATATTGATGGAGATTCACTAGCTGATTCACTTGCCGATGCCGATGCAGATTCGCTTGGGCTTTCGGATGCAGATGCTGATGCAGACTCACTAGCAGATTCTGAAGCACTTGGAGATAATGAAGGCGACTCTGATGCAGATTCAGATGCTGACTCTGATGCAGATTCAGATGCTGACTCTGATGCACTTTCTGATGCAGATGGCGAAACAGATGCTGATTCTGAAGCAGATGGTGATACAGATGCAGATTCAGATGCACTCTCTGATGCAGATGGTGATGCACTTGCAGAAGCAGAAGGCGATATAGAAGCAGATTCGCTTGGACTCTCAGATGCAGAAGCAGAAGCCGATTCTGAAGGACTCTCAGATGCAGATGCCGATGCAGACTCAGAGGCTGATTCTGATGCCGATGGCGATAGAGATGGAGATTCAGATAGTGATTCAGATGCTGATGCACTAGCTGACTCAGATGCAGATGGACTTACTGATGGTGATTCTGATGCACTTTCACTAGCAGAGGCTGATGCAGATTCTGATGCAGAAGGTGAAGGTATTTCAGTAATTTCAAATGTTCCATTTGCAGTAAAAGTATTGATAGTGTACCAACCATCAGTTGTTTCTACTCCACCAGTAGCTGAAATTTCACTTGTAAGATATCTACAAATTACTATACCTGAACCTCCATCTCCACCTGCATTGTTTTCCGATCCACCTTCAGCACCATCTCCTGTGTTAGCTGAAGCATTTGCACCAGCTTCACTCCTATTTTGTCTATCTCCACCAGCAGCATAAGTAACTGAAGTACCTGATATGTCATTAGTCCTACCAGCACCACCGGCAGGTGAACCTCCAGCCCCACCAGCACCACCACCACCACTTCCATTTCCACCTGCTACACCATCTGCTCCATCATTTCCATATCCTGTTAAACTTCCATCATTACCTTGAGTACCAGTTCCACCATCAGAAAAAGGAGATCCATCTGATCCTCCACCTCCACCACCTGATCCACCACTAGCTCCATCACCCAATCCTGCACCAGCAGCACCATATCCTCCACCACCACCACCAATCGCAATAGCTTCTTCTGCACCACCTGAATCAAATATAGAGTTATCTCCACTACTACCTGTATTTGAACCAGCAGCACCACCACTACCTCCAGCACCTACAACTACTGTATATTCCCTTGAAACCGCAGTAAAACTGCCTTCTAAGTACCCTCCACCACCACCACCACCAGCATTATAGCCAGTATTTGAACCACCACCTCCACCACCACCAGCTACAACCAACACTTCTACAGTTCCTGTTGGAGGGGATGGACTAGCACTTTCAGAAGCACTAGGAGATAATGATGCAGATGGTGACAATGAAGCCGAGGGCGATAAAGATGCAGATGGTGATAATGATGCGGATGGTGAAAGAGATGCACTAGCTGATGCCATTTCAGGTTCATCTGTACTAAATGTTGGTGAATTTACTGGGACTAAATAGTTATTGTTATCCGTTAGATCTGCATAGTTATTTTCGAATCTCCAATAACCTACTAAATTAGCCGAATCTTGATCAATAATTTGTCTATAATTATTAGAGATCTCGTTATCAGTTCTTATATCACTCCAAACTCTGACTTCATCTATAAGTCCATCAAAGTAGTTTTGAGGCGTGGCTTTATCTAAAGCTCCAACTGCAAAATCAGCACCGCCATTATATATAGAGGCACAATTATCAGATACAACTCCTGTTCCATTCCCTTGTGATGATCCATTTACAAATAACTCAAAAGTAGTTGCTGAAGCCTCACTTATATCACAAGTTAAAGCCAGGTGATACCAAGTATCAGCAGTTGCTGTCCAAGACCAAGTATAAACATCTCTGGTTACACCCGACCCATCCTGAGAAATAGTTACTCCTAATTTATAAGTTCCTGAGTCATTATGATAATAAAAATGGTAGGAATCATTAGTATCTCCATCACTCTTTGATAAAATAGTATAATAATTTCCACTTGTAGGTAAAGTATCAAAGTTTACCCAACACTCAAGAGTAAAATCACCAGAAAGATCCAGTCCTGATTGGTTTGCATCAGTAACATAAGCATATTCAGAACTTCCAGCAGTAAAATCTATTGCATAAGTATTATCTTCCCTAAATGCAGGATCAGTTTCAAAGGTTGGAGTTCCGCTAGTATTATCACAATCATTACTATTAGTTGTTTCATCTGTATAGTCATTCTCCAATTTCCAATAAGCAACAAGGCCTGCTTCATCACCATCTAACTCTACATGAAAATTTGTTTCAATCTCACTTGCAGTTCTAACGTCTGACCATATTCTAATATCATCAATATTTCCATCTAAAAAATCATCAGCAGATATTTCTGAGTTAAAACAACCAATATTGCAACGTGAGCTATTATCGTCAAGAGTGTTTCCAACATTAGAAACACTTGTTTGAGAACTTGCAACAAGCCTACCATTTACATAAAAGTTAAAATCTTCTTCACTTAAATCACAAGTAACCGCAACGTGATACCATACCCCTGTATTATTGATAACTGCATTATCTGTAGAATAATGTGTAAAATGCCCATTATCAGTAGTTCCATCATCAGAAACAGAACATCTTAGTTTATTTGCAGTAGTAATATAGAAGTTATAACTAACTCTTTCATCTACTCCAGAATCAAAGGCAGACTTACTTATAAGATACATATTGTCGGGATGAGAAGAAGGAAGTGAATCAACTTTAACCCAACACTCCATAGTAAAATCCGCAGAAAGAGATAAACTAGCTGAATCATCAGCATAAACATAATCAGAACCGCTACGATCCAAATCCAATGAATAATCGTTTGCCATACTTAAAGATTAAAGGATTTTTATATCTGAAGGCAATCTGCTACTTGAATCTTTTTATTAAATCTTTACCCTTTCCCCATCCAGGAATCTCATCAGATTCAGTCCAGTTGATAAGAAGATGCTGATTCCTATATTGTTCTTTTTTCCATCTTTCACCTGTAGGATTATTGCCATGTTTTACATCTACATTAGGATATTTTGACATATAAGTATCGTAATTGAATTGGTTTTTCCACTTAAACCTACCATGAGTGAATGGTTCAAATCCCATATGCCTAACATACCTGTTAAAATCCCTTTCCTTGTTTTCACCTTCAAGTTTTTCATATTCATCCCTAGCAGTTTCGTACCTTTCCCTAAAATGGGTAATTAAAGTGTCCCTCCATCCGCACATACCTGACAACTGATTAACGTCATAATGTAAACAATGCCCATCTGTTAATCTCAAATACCAAACATTCTGATTGTAATAGAAAGTCTTTTTATCTTTTGGTTCAAAGTCAAAATGAGATGGGTGATACATCACATCATGCTCAGTAAAGAAGATAATGTCATCCCTGCTCTTTTCCAAAGCTCCCAGGATCTGTTTAAACATAGCAAGATATCCCCTCTCAAGACTAGGGAATCTGACATTGTGATCTCCAAACTCCATCTTCCTAAGTGAGGAGCAGGTTATTTCCATTTTCTTCTTTTTGCCAATATCTACCAAGTTATCTCTTACTGGTTTTGCTATCTTTTCATCTAGTTTATTGTCTGTGTAATAGATCATTCCTTTGGTTATAACCCAATCAGGAGGTTTGAACTTATCTATTAACCATTGAAACTTGCGAGTAGCCTTAGGCCATTTATCATTCTTGAAAAGCTCCCTTGAGAGTTCTCTATTTTCATTTACTTTAGATTGAGGATTATGATATGGAAATCCAAAATCCCCACCTTGAGTCCTGAACATATGAGCATACCATGTTCTTTGATTGCATAAGACTCTGCCTCCTGAAAGCCACATCTTACAGGCAACTTCTACTCCTTGTTGCCCCCAACTGTTAAATTCCTCACTACAAATATCTAACTCAAACCACTTTTCCTTTGTAATCATAAAACAAGATCCTTGTAAAGACATTGTTTCTGTTATATCGCCTTCTTGTCTTTTTGCTAATTCTCCCCAATACTGGAAATGCATGGTCTTATCAAATCTATAAGATTTACTAGATGGATTAGTTTTTGCAATCCAACAAACATCTTTCTTAGTAGGAAGTCCGCACTCCTCACATGGGCCACTTCTGCCCTGATACCTTTCATGACCTTTAGGGCATACCCAATTAAAAGCATGAAGATTCCTCATAATAGGAACCATAGCTACATTATCTCCAGTTTCTTTGAAAGCATCTAACATCTTACGATCAAAGCCTTTATCAAAAGCACAATGAGCATCTATTTTCATTAAATATTTACCCTGAGCCAGTCTTGCTGCACCATTAGAAGAAGCTCTTTGACCTACAGGTTGAGGATGATAGATTAAAGTAAGTCTGTCATCATCTACTTCAATTGGAGGATTAGGTAAATAACCATCTAAGACCGCTATTATCTCTGTATCGGCTTCTATGTTTTCAAGAAGATCTTGAATCGTTCTTTCTAGGAATTCTTCATTCCTTGCTGGTATTATTACTGATAGGTCTTTCATCTTTTAGTGTTACTCTTATACCACCTTGCTCTGTTTGTTCTATTTTTACTTCAGCTTCAAATGCCCTTTCCCATAATTCAGCAATAGCTTTCATTTCAGGGTCTTTTTCCCTTATCTTATTTATTACTGAACTGGAATAAACTATTTCTCGTTCTCGTCTTTCCATGTTTTCATCCTCTTTGGTTGAAAAGCAGTATCATCAAATACTGCATCTAATGGTATTTTTCTATTTGATACTGCATGATATTTAATATTGTGTTTATCTAGCCAATCAAAAGTAGCTGACATTAAGAAATTCTGCCTAGCTGTATAAATAATTACAAAATCATCTTTCCAAAACTTGTTTACAAGTTCAACCATTTCCGGAATTGGTTTAGCTTCTAGGACTTCTTCTGGTGTATTCCAATGTTTACCCTCACAAAGTGTATTATCTAGGTCTATTCCTATTCTTTTTCTCATTCTATTGTTTCTAGCAATCCTTCTACTAAACTATATTTTGGCCTCCACTCTAGAAACATATCAGCTTTTTCTATATTAGCTTGAGTATTTGGGTCATCTACATAATCAACATAATCCGGCTTTACTTTCTTTTTCATTATCCTACTAATTGTTTCATACAAAGTATTAACTGAAGTCTTTGTTCCTGATCCTGCATTAAAAACTTCACCTGATATATCGTTGTCTATAAATTTAAGTAACAAACTTACAAGGTCTTTAACATATATAAAATCCCTAAACTGATAACCATCTCCTGTAATATATGGTTTAACTCCATTTTTTAAAGAATCAATAAACTTTGGAACTGCTGCTCCATATGGGCCACTAGGATCTTGCCTTTTGCCATACACATTAAATGGTCTTACGGCATTTATTTTCATATCAGTTATATCTTCAAATAACATTGAATATATTTCACCTATTAACTTAGTTGCTGCATAAGGGCTTACTGGTTTCATTATTGCCTCCTCTATAAATGGATATCTTATTTGATTACCATAAGCAGATGCACTTGAAACAAAAACAAACTTTTCAACTCCATGTGTACTAGCATTTATTAAAGTTCGTAAAGTCCCCTCAACATTTACCCTATTTGTTTCTTCAGGATTCTCAAATGACTCTCTAGGTCTAGTTAAAGCTGCTAAGTGATAAACGATATCAATATCTGTATATAATGGAGGTATTGTTTCATCTAATATGGATCCTCCAAAAACCACTAAATTAGGGTGTTTAGCAGGAAGATTCTCATTCCTCCCCATTGTAAAATCATCAAGAACTAGGACTTTATGGTCTTTCAATAGCTCATCAACTAAATGACTTCCTATAAATCCTGCTCCACCTGTAACTAATATATTCATAATGCCTTCTTAATTTCATGAACCATTTTCATATGTCTATCTTCTAGTTTTTCGTAATCTCTATTTTTGCCTTTAAAGGTTTCAAAGCTGTATCTTTCCATTCTCTTTAAATCTGCTGTTGCTAGGGCATTTACAATGTTTCTTGAAGTTCCACTACACGATATCGTTATAAGCAGATCCCTTTTATTTGCATAAATATCTAACTGCTCACTAAATATATATCTATAACCAAAGTCATTTGCAATCATCGTTATTATTGAAACATTACTATTAAGACAGATTGCTTTTATTCCTTTTGAAAAGAGGTCATTGGTTAGATGCTCTGCTGTTGCAGCACTTCCACCATTACCACATACAAAGACAAATCTAGCTTTTTTTATCTTTTTAATTAAGTCTTTCATACATTAAATATAATCCTACTGCCATGATCAGTAAATCTAAATGGCAATTCTTTATAATCCTTCAAAGCTTCTCTGACTTTGGCTCTTTTATTTGCAGGAAACATTACTAAAAGGAATCCTCCGCCACCTGCTCCTATTACTTTTCCACCTATTGCTCCTGCTTTTTTGGCTTTACTATACATTTTATCTATTTTGCTATTGGTTATCTTGTTGCTCAGTTTCTTTTTGTGTTGCCAGTATTCATCTAGCAATCCACCAAATTGCTTAAAATGTCCATTAGAAAGGAAAAGAGATCCTTCTATAGCGAGGAGTTTATTGTTATTAAGGGTTTCCATATTCTTTTTAATATCAAGTTCAGACAGAATATCATCTGATTTCCTTTCAATGTCTGTATAAAGCAACATTAGGCTATTATTAAAATCTTCCTTATCAAAAATATTTATTTTATGACTATCAATTCTCTTTGAAAATTGAATTGCTCTTATTCCACCCAAAGCAACCGCATATTGATCTTGAACTCCTATTGGTTTTCCTAAAATATCAACCTCTATCTTAACTGCTTCTTCTGCAAGCTGAAAAGGCCCTACACTATGGCCTAAATAATTATGGAGGCAATTTAGCAGTCCTACTGTTACGCTGCTAGATGATCCAAGTCCTGTTCCTCTTGTTGGTATATCTGCTAAGAAGGTTATTTCAATACCCGATTTAATAGATAAAAGTTTTAAAGCTTCCCTTACTAGGTCATGTTTAATATCATCTACCTTTTCAACCTTCTCTTTGATTGACCAGTTCACATAAATTAAATCATCAAATCTCTTTTTAACGATGCAATAGACATATTTATCAATTGTTGAAGTTACAACGAATCCACCATACCTTAGATAATACTCTTTAAAATCAGTATTACCTCCTAAAAGCGATAGCCTTAATGGTGTTTGCGATATTATCATTTTAAAGCTTTATACATTTCACCTACTTTTTCTATATGATATTCTTCTGCTTTTTCAAGACACCTTTCTGAGAGAATCTCATATACGCTAGGGTTGTTTAATAAGACATCTAATCTATTTAAAAATGTTTCAAAATTATTTACCGGGATATAATGGTAATTCAGTTCTAAGAAAGCTGGTTCATCTAAAGCAATTGTAGGAATACCAAAAGATGCAGCATTTACTAACTTTAGAGGATTAGATAAAGTTTTCCTATATGGCCTCCAAACAAATTGAATATCTATTTTCTTGTAAAAATCAATAATATCTTTCCTATAAAAGAATCTTGAGAACTCTAAAAGTTTAATACCTCTTTTCTTTAATTCTGGTTTAAGTTGCTTGGGAAGTAATGGAAAAGCATCTCTTGTTCCTATAACTCCCATTGTTGTTACTTTTTTCCTTGTTCTTTTTATTCTTTCAAAATTACAATGATGTTGAGGTATAAATATAATTTCGTTATTGATTGCTTTTTTCATTGTTTTTTCATCAGCTCTTGAGCAGACTATAACTTTTAACTTAGGATGTTTTTTAGCAAGTTGACCTAGATCATGTCCATCTACAATATCTAAATATGGTTTACCTTCAAACTTAAAATCCATCCCTTCTTTTACATGAGGTTTTACATAGATGCAGACATCGTTTTCATAACCCTTTTTGGGATTTAATTTGGCTCCAATTTGTTTTGCTATTTGTTCTCCTCTGATAATGGAAGATACTCTCATAAGATATCCTGAGTTTTTTGGAACTGGTTTCTTCCTCTCAGAGAATGGCTCATGAGGGTTTATATTTAAAAAAGCTGGTTTAGCAAAAATTGATATCATAATACATACCTTTTAACTAATTCTCTAACTTTCATTCTCTCTCCTGGAACATTTATTTCACAATTAAAGTCCGGTATTAGACTTAGCCAATGCAAGAACTCCTCTGGTTCGACTACATATCTGTAGGCATCATGTATTTCAATTGGCTCTTGGTTATCAACTTTGTTTTTAAGATTATTTATTATCGTGTGAGGATTATCTCCCCATGTTATATTCCCCAACCTCACAATGCAGTATTTAGGAAAGTTGTCCTTAACTAACTGTTCCATTTCCCTTTTATGTTGTGCATATCTAGTATCTTGGTAAAATATACTAAGTGATCCAAAATATACTAATCTTTTAGATTTATCCTGTTTTAAAAGTGTGTCTTTATCTCTTTGATATTCTGCTTCATTTGTTTCTTGAGAATTAGATACACCTCTAGCATAGAAAAGAATATCCTTCCTATCTTCAATTACACTTGCTATGTCGCCTTTTCCTTCAATCATCATAAAATTTATCAAGTATCCACTTTTCCCTTCTGTTTAGTTTCCTTTTTAGGCTACTATCAATGTCTAAAGGGCTATCAAGATTCCTGGATTTTGATGTATTAACCTTTTCTAAATGCCTTATTACATCTTCGTTAAATTCTTCTCCTGCTTTTTTGAGGGCTTTGATCGTATCTTCTGCTAGGTTTTCCTGCCTTCCTACAAAGTCTAACAACTTACCATCCTGTCCTAAGTAGTTTTGATACATAAATGTCAAAGCTCCCATCGGGAACATTTCAATTGCGTTCTCTATAAACTGCTCAAAGTTTGGATCAAAGGCATAATCTAATAAAAATTCCCTCCAATCCTTCTTTCTAGCATATACATAAGTTCTATTAACCCACCAGGATCTATACCATTCAAAGGGTTTACGGATAATAGCAAATGAGAATAATCCTTTTTTTTGCTTATCTGCTACTTTCCAGGGAGTTACATGGGCTTTATCAAGTCCCAAAAGATCGGTTATTGACCCTTCTAGTGATTTATCATGATAATCATCCGTTCTTTTTAACTTAAAGTCTTTATTGTCTTTCATTGAGTTTCGCATAGCAAACCCTACCCAAGTCCCTCCTGTTTTGGGTATATGATAAAAAATACTTTTATTAGTTATTAGTGCCATATAATCTTTTTAATTTATCTATATCTTGACTACACAAAATAGGTGCAATCTTATTTACTTCGCTATCTTTAAAATCCCACCATTTAAGTTTGAGTAGAAAATCTATATCTTCATCTGAAAATCTTTTTCTAATGATATTTGAATGTCCAACTACAACGGAGTAAGGGGGTATATTTTTAGTAACTACAGAAAATGCTCCGATAAAAGCTCCATCACCAATTGTTATGTCCCTAAATAAAACTGTATTAGATCCGATAAAGACATCATTTCCTACATTTATTATCTGTTTCCGGGCTACTTTATGGCGATTAAAAGGATATGAGCTTATACTCCTTGAATCGTGATCATGTGCCATAAATGCCACAATGCTATCTCCTAAAGAGCAGTATTTACCAAAATTTACTACTCCCCGATTTGCTCCAACAATTTTAAAGTTCGTAAGTCCGTAAGTATGCTTGCCCATATTTACGTTTTTCATTCTTGTAATCCACCTTCTTTTTTAACCCAAAACCATGAACGATATCGATCCCTTCTGTTTCTAGTTCCATGATCTGTAATTCCACAAACAAACAAAGGTTGCATCCGGTAGCATCTTGAATAAGCTTCTAAAGCTCTCCTAACATGATGGAATCTCTTGTAAGACATATAAACGTAATCATGTCCTGACATAATTCCACCTTCTCGAACTTTCTTTAGCCAAAAATGTAAATCAAAAGTAAAGTTATAAAAGTCATGATTTGCATCAATATAGACAAAATCTAGCGAGTTATCTTCAAAATCCTTTAAAGCTTCTTCTGAAGTTTTCCTTACTACTTCACAATTGTAGGGTTTTAACCTATTAACTGCGAATTCATAGTCATCATCAAACATTGTTTGCCTAGTGATATTGGTTCCTGGTTCATAAGCTTCTGTAGTATAAGGATCAATTGAGTAGAGTTTTGCTTGAGGATTTGCTTTACATATGATTTCAGAGTATTCACCTTTAGCCACCCCCAATTCAACTCCAACTTTGTAATTTAACTCATGGAATAGGTCAGCAAGGTCAAGACTGTCCATATCAGGAATCTCAATAATATGCTGCCT